TTAGAACAACTACCATCAAGATACACCGCTTGTTTACCAAAGTGCTGATAGATAGTCTGAAGTGTGTCTGTAAAGTTTGTGAAGATGATAACTTTCTTACCCTGTTCTAAAATGTTTTCAGCAAACTCAATTGTCTGTTTAGTTTTCTCATTTGCAATTACCTTTCTAACCTTCATCAGTTTAGAGAATTGAACCGTAAGTGATGATGACTCATCGGGGTTTTTATCATACCACTCATAATACTCACCCATCAAATCTTCATATTCTTTAGATTTTAATCTCAAATAAACAGGAGTAATAATTTTGTCGGGTAGATCTAATACTTCTTCTTTTAATCTACGAAGAATTTGTTTTGATGTCCTATCCCTTAATTCCTCAAGATTAGAAGCACCCATAACGTTCCAAACTTTTCTTTTACCTGCCGTAAATTGGAATCCTTGACAATAACGGATCGCATAAGCTTTCCAATTCTGAGCCACAGGACTTTCGATTAGGTTTAATAAGTTATAATAATTCATAGGTCGAGAGGTCATCGGTGTTCCTGTTAATAACCAAACTCTATCTACCTTCTTTGCGAAACTATTAATTATCTTTGTTCTTTGCGCTTGAACATTTGATATCATGTGAGCTTCATCCAATATTACCAAATCAAATCCACTTTGTGTTAATAGAGACTCATCTTTTTTCTTTGGGTCAGAGTCGTGAAAGTTTTTAAGGATATCATAATTAACGATTACAAAATCATCTTCAGTTGAAAATTTCTTACCTTCTGCAATAAAAACAGGTCTATCTGAATAATTTGCGATTTCTCTTTGCCAATTAATCTTAAGAGACGCCGGACAAACAATTAGAATCTTTTTAGATCCAGTTTCTAACGCTGCTATAATTGTTGAGGTTGTCTTACCAAGACCCATATCATCAGCCAAAATAAATCTTTTAGAACCCGCAAGTTTCTCAATTGCAATCTTCTGATGTTCTAGTGGTGGTCTATGAGAATACTTTGAGTAATCTATCTTAACCTGATCTATCTTGTGTGTTTTAATAAGTGCTGACTTCGGAACCCAAAATTCACTTAACTTATCCTTTTCAAAGAACTTACCCCAAACATGATAAGATTTTTCTTTTTCAACTAAAAGTTTTTCAATATAAATTTGTTCGGGAACTTGTAGTAGATATCTTTCTTCTGCGAACTTTTTAGCAAAGTATGTGTCTAACTCAACCCATTTACGAGCAACCTTTGGTGTTGTATTATGGTATGTTGTAATATATTCTGACTGATTTCTTGTTGGGTAAAACTTACTTGAGACTTCCTTCTTGTTTTTTAGGTATAATATATAGTTATTCGCACCACTATATGAGTCAAGCAAATCCAAAGCCTTATGTTCTATAAGTGATTTAGTGTTATCCAAAATTTGTTTTTATTAAAAATAACAATAAAAAGAATATTTATCAAGAAATAAAACTATTATGAAGAGTAGTGTTCCTGTAAGTAGATTAGGGAAGTTTTTTGGGGACAACGATTTTAACCTTGAAATTAGTATGGGTCAAGAGTGGTTGATAGGTGATATGAACTTCACTTGCGTATTATACAGAGTGGATAAAAATAAAATCAAAACTGACGATGTCTATGGTGAGGTCGTTGAGGATGGTATTAAGTTTTTACCACCTGTTGAGTTTAATGCTTACGTTGGTATTGCAGCACCCGAAAACAAAATGTTGGGGTCTACTCGTATTGATCAAGTCGAACCTGGTAACATTACTATTTCAGTTTACATGAAGACCTTGAACGATCTTGATATCGATATCGACTTTGGTGATTACATAGGATATTATGATAGTGAAAACTTTGTTAGGTATTATACGGTCGTTAATGATGGTCGTGTTGTATCCGATTTAAAACATACTTATAAAGGGTTTAAACCTTTTTATAGAACAATAATTGCGGCACCTGTCGGACCAAACGAATTTAGAGGATTATAATGGCATTACCAAAACAAGTTAAACCAACATTACCTTTAACGTACCCTAAAACTCTTTTACCGAGAAGGGAACAAATAAAGGATATGATTACTAAGGATGGAACTTACCTACCTAAGTCATTACTTCATGCAGATCTTGATGGTGGGTTCTTAGACTTTGTTAAAGAAAAGTTTAGTATAACTTCTGAGGGTAAGAAAATTCCTGTGGTTGATATCTTAATAACAACTCAAAACTGGTCACAATTTGTTGAGACATGGGATTTTCAAAACATCGATAAGAATGTTGAACCCCCATTTATTACGGTAATTAGAAATCCTGAAGTTAAATACGGAAACAACCCCGCTGTAATGTATAACATTCCTAATAGACGAATGTATTATTATATGGAAGTCCCAACGTGGGATGGTAATAGAGCTGGTGCTGACATTTATAAAATACCTCAGCCAGTTCCTATCGATTTAAAATATACCGTTGCAATTATTTGTAATAGAATGAGAGAAGCAAACACTCTTAATCAAAGAGTTATGGAAACATTTGCATCAAGACAAGCTTATCAAGTTATTAAAGGTCATTACATTCCAATTATTAATGATGGGTTTACTGACGAATCATCTTTAGACTTGGAGAAGAGAAAATACTATATCCAAAAGTATGAGTTTACCATGATGGGATTCTTAATGGATGAAAATGATTTTGAGGTTAGTCCCGCAATCTCAAGAACTTTCCAAATGTTTGAGGTAGATCAAAGACCTGTAAAACGACCACAGAAAAAACAACAACCTACTCAATTGGAGACGATCACTTTAAATTACCTAACAGGTGAGTTAACTCAAGAATACTTCTTTAGTTACACTTGTAATCTTTATTTTGAACAGTCACCAAACGTTGAGTCGTACTCGGTTTATATCAATGACAATTATTATGGTGATGATGTTACCGAAATACAAATCAACACTGATGATAATTTAAGAATTGATATTGTTAAGATTGATGAGTCTTCAGAATCATCACTTTCTTTTTCACAGAAATTACTTTAACGGTTCCCCGTAAATGTCCTTTTTTTCTTGACATTTTTCCATAATTAGATTCTCTAAAAACCTATACATTTTAATACCTCGTTTGTCGCAATATTTCTTTAACACACCGTGAACTTCGATGTCAATCTTAAGGTTTTTTATCTTCTTATTATCGTTAGACATAGGGGCAGAATTAAGGCAGAATAAAATCTTACCAAAATATAAATACTTTCTATAATGTAAAGTTTTTCGTGTTTTGAGAAGTATTTATAGGTAAATAAATAAATTAAAAGAAATTTTTAGTATGGCAACAAACAGTAAGGTTTTTGTTTCACCAGGTGTCTATACTTCAGAGGTTGACTTAAGCTTTGTAGCACAGAGTGTTGGGGTAACTACTTTGGGTATTGCTGGAGAGACTCTGATAGGACCGGCTTTTGAACCAATCTTTATTACAAGTTTTGATGATTTCCAAACCGTATTCGGTGGGACTTCACCTGAAAAATTTGTAAATACACAGATTCCAAAGTACGAAGCCGCGTATATCGCAAAAGCATATTTACAACAATCTAACCAATTGTTTGTAACTAGAATTCTTGGTCTATCAGGATATGATGCAGGACCATCTTGGTCAATCACAACGGTTGCAAACGTTAACCCAGATACTATCGATGTATGGTGTTTGAGTTCAGTAACAGATTTTACAACTTGTGTAACGACTTGTGTAACACCAAAAGAATTAACATTCTCAGTACAATTTACAGGTTGTACAAACGATTCAGGAACGATTAGTTATTTAACATCTTTCCCATCTGAGATTGAGGATCTATTATTATCCCAATATGAAGAGTTTAATGGTGATACCTCAACTCTAAATGATCAAATTCAAAACTTAGTATTCAATGTAATCACAAGTACTAATCCATATACAGCGGAAGATCAACAAATTGCATACTTCGGTTCTATCGCAACTGATGATTACGATGTATTAAGTGGATCAGGATTTAGTGCTGAAACTAACGTGTTCGAAGTTCCTTCGGTTTCATTCAATGACACTGATTTGAATTCGGCGTTTAATGATTCTTGGTATTATGCATTATTTAATAATAATGGTAATACTAATTACTCAGGTTTCTCATTCTTTACTTATGTATCAGGATTAACGGCTTATTTCCCTAACCCTACACCAACACCTGGGGCTACGGCATCACCAACTCCTACACCTTCATTTGTAAATCCTTGTATTACACCATCACCTTTCACATCACCAACACCAACTCCTACGCCAGTTAACATCGATTGTTATTCAGGTACTATCGTTGGTAAGATCTACTACTACACAGGTACTTCTTATGTTGATTATGATAATGTTGTTGTTGGTACTTTGAGATCAAGAGGTATTTCTACTTACACAACTGACACTAACCCAACTTATTCAGTAACAGGTACGTCAGACGTAACATTAGACATGACAGGTCAATACGCTGGAGTTCTTAAAAACCCTTACTTAACGTTTGGTGTTAATGTAGTTGATAAGTTCGGTACGTCATTTAAGTTCGAAACATCACTTACACAAAACGATCCAGAATATTTCACTAAAGTATTTGGTATTACTAACTTCCAAAAACCAAGAATCGAGGTTCCGATATTTGCTGAAGAAGTGTTCCAATCATTCTTGAACTACTCTTGGAGAAAAGGATATATCAAAGGTCTTAACCCTAACCCAATCGCATTAGACTCAGCACAAAGTGGTGATCCTAATTCAATTGGTTGGTACTTAGATAAATGGCAAACACCAGCATCACCATACGTGGTATCTGAATTAAGAGGTAATAAAGTTTATGACTTATTTAGATTCTACACAGTTTCTGATGGTGACGCAGCAAACACTTTAATTAAAGTTTCAATTATCAATCAAACATACAACAACTTAACGTTTGACGTATTAATCCGTGACTATTTTGATACAGATGCAAATCCTGTAGTACTTGAGAAATTTACAAACTGTACTATGGATCCAGGACAAAATAACTTTGTTGCGAATAAAATTGGTACATTAGATGGAGAATACTTGTTAAACTCTAGATATGTGATGGTTGAAATGAGTGAGGATGCTCCGATAGACGCATTACCTTGTGGATTCAACGGATTCAACTTTAGAAATTATGCAGGTGCTAATTCACCATTCCCAATTATCAAAGGTAAATATGACTTCCCTGGTGAAGTTATTTACAACCCACCGTTTGGTTTATCTTCAGGTAACGATAACGCTTTGATTAGCCCGGGAGATAATGTAAGAAGAACTTACTTAGGTATATCTAATAGTTTAGGTTGGGACCCTGCTTACTTCGAATATGTTGGTAAGAGAAATCCAATCAACTCTTGTGATATCGATGGTTTACCATTTAACTACAGATCCGCTGGTTTCCACATGGACGTAAATGCAAGTGGTTTAACAATCGGACCTGAGTTCTCAACAGCAGGTGATCAAAGATTTATCTGTGGTAACTCACCGTTTATCACAGAACCAGAATTACCAACAAACGCATACTAC